ATTAGGTTTTGAAATAATAAAGGATACAAATGTCAAAGATTAAGATAGCGGAACTTTTCTACTCTATACAGGGCGAGGGTAGATATATGGGAGTACCTAGCGTGTTTCTTAGAACTTTTGGCTGCAATTTTTCTTGTAAGGGCTTCGGTATGCCACGTGGCAAACTTAGCACCGAAGCAGATGAAATTGCGGAAGTAAAACAGCATTTTACAAAATACGAAGAATTGCCATTAGTAAGCACAGGCTGTGATAGCTATGCTAGTTGGCATCCTAGATTCAAAGATCTAAGTCCGATGTTAACTAGTAATGCTATTGCAGAACGTATTGTAGAAATACTACCATGGAAAGGTTGGCAAGATGAACACTTGGTTATCACCGGTGGAGAACCTTTGTTAGGTTGGCAACGTGCTTACCCAGACTTGCTGGATCATGTTTATATGAAACCGTTAAAAGAAATCACATTTGAAACTAACGGAACTCAAAAACTTACTCCAGAATTTAAAGAGTATTTACAAGAGTGGTCGTTAAGTGCTGGATTTAATAGAGGAATTACATTTTCCGTTAGTGCTAAACTAAGTTGTTCAGGAGAAAAGAGAGAAGAAGCAATTCGTCCCGATATTGTTTGTGAGTATCAAGAACTTGGTTATACATATTTAAAATTTGTAGTTGCAACAGAAGACGATGCATACGAAGCACTAGAAGTAATGGACATTTATCGCGCATACGGTTTTGAAGGTCCAGTATATCTAATGCCAGTAGGCGGAGTTGAAAGCGTCTATACACTGAATAACCGCAGGGTAGCAGAGTTGGCTATGAAGGCAGGCCTACGCTATAGTGATAGATTACAAGTGCCTTTATTTAAAAACGAATGGGGTACCTAAAATGTTCTTTTATTTTTGTCTCGCAGTTGGTTGGTTAATTATGTTGGTATTAATTTATGGCTTTTTACAAGGTCTTCCAAAAAATAACTGTACTGGTTTTTGCAGACAAGGAAGAGAATGTACATGTAAGGATACAAATGAAAAACTTAATTAAAAAAATATTCGGCATTGATAAAATCGAAGCCGCTAAAGCAAAAGCTGAAGAAGAACTAGAAATAGTTAAAGGAATCAAACAGCGCCACGAAATGGAAGCTGTTGAGGCTGAAGAAAAAGCAGACCTTGCTAAAAAGACTCCAAAAGAACGTGCAACGATTCGTGGAGAGCCATATGTGGCAGTTTTGGATACACACGTAAACAAAGATAATATTCGAAATGGCTTCTTTGAGCTTGACTGGAACCCAGAGTTTATTGTACAATTGAAACAAGCTGGATACGGTTTCGATGGAGATCCTGAAGAAGAGATAGTAGATCGCTGGTTCAGAGATTTGGCAAGAAACGTATTAGCCGACGAAGGCCAAGATACTAATCGCGGCATGGGTTTTATTAATGTAAGTAAACTAGGTAACGGAAAAGCATCTGTAGAATGACATATATTATAGTTGATACTGCTAACACGTTCTTTCGTGCTCGCCACGTAGTACAAGGCACCGCCGACATTAAACTCGGTATGGCATTTCATATCACTTTTAACAGCATTAAAAAAGCATGGCAAGACTTTGGCGGCACTCATGTAGTATTCTGCCTTGAAGGTCGCTCTTGGCGTAAAGATGTCTATAAGCCTTATAAAGCAAATAGACAAGAAACTCGAGATGCAATGACTCAAAAACAACAAGATGAAGATAAGTTATTTTGGGAAGCATTTGACGAGTTTAAAAACTTTATTACAGAAAAGACTAACGCTACTATTTTACAACATCCTAATTTAGAAGCAGATGATTTAATTGCAGGGTGGGTACAAGCTCATCCAGATGCCAAACACGTTATCATTTCAACAGATGGTGATTTTGCACAACTTATTAGCCCAAATGTAAGTCAGTATAATGGTGTAGGAGACTTACATATTACACACGAAGGTATTTTTGATGCCAAAGGTAAACCCGTTAAAGACAAAAAGACAGGCGAACCTAAGCCAGCGCAAGATCCAGAGTGGATGCTCTTCGAGAAATGTATGCGTGGTGATACCAGTGATAATGTCTTCTCAGCGTATCCAGGTGTGCGTACTAAAGGTTCTAAAAACAAAGTCGGTCTTACTGAAGCGTTCGAAGATCGTAAAGCCAAAGGATTTGCGTGGAACAATCTCATGCTTCAGAGGTGGACCGACCATAATGGTGTAGAACATAGAGTCTTAGAAGATTATCAACGTAATGTACAGTTATGTGATTTAACTGCACAACCTGACGACATCAAAGCTAAGATTCGAGAAACAATCGAAGCTAATGCAATTCCTAAGGAAGTTAGCCAAGTTGGTATCCGCATGCTAAAATTCTGTAATGCATGGGATATGAAAAAGATTGCTGATAACATTCAGCAATATGCAGAACCATTCCAAGCAAAATATCCACAAACAACATATATTCAAATAGAGGACTAAAAATGAGTAAGTTAGCAAAACTAGCAAAAGTAAACGAAAGCATCACTATCAATCGTTACGATAACGGTTGGATGGTTGAAATCGGCGGCCGTAATAAAAAGGACGATTGGGCTACTACAAAAAGTATCTGTAATACAGAAGAGGAAGTTATCGCTCTAATTAAAGAGTGGAACACCTTGCCATTAGATCAATAAGGAGATTGCCATGGCAACCTGGACCGTTAGCACTTATTATAAAAAATCTTGTCAAGAAGTTGAAACATATCATCAGCGAAATGGTGACGGTAAAGTTACTGTAGTGAATGGATTTCGATATGGTGAATGGACTGTAGAAACTACAGACGATAATCCTCCGGAGTTTGAATTTACAGAAGTTCCTGGTGGAGATGGCAAGAAAGACAGCATCAACATGCTAGACTGTGAAATTAATAATATTGAAAGTGTTGATCTTGTTGAAATGTTCGACGGAGGTTGCTGGTACGATATTGAATTCGAAGGTCTTACTGACGAAGAAGAAGAAGAAATTCAAGAATTTATTGATGATAATAGTCCATACGATTTAGAAGAACGTGAGGATGATCCATGGTCACAAGGCGATACTGAATGGTGGATTTGGGGACCGATTGAAATTAAAAGCGAAGACGGTGAAACTGTGCGTATTATATGCGCAGATGCAGACGGCAACGTAGTAGATTTCGTCGAAGAATAAGAGATAAATACATACATTACTCGGGTGCCGTCAGGGCCCTTGTAATATTAAGGAGAAAAATATGACAGTTATATACGCCAAGCCGATTGTGGATGGTAAGTTTTGGATTGTAGAACAAGACGGTTCTAAAGTCGCAACACTTCACAAAAAAGAAAATAACAAATTCGTACTGAGTAGCACTACAGGCGAAATTATGTTTAACAAAAAACAAGACTTAACTAAACAGTTTGGAGAAGGATTTTTCCTAACTAGTAACAAAGTTAAAGTTACACAAGCAGAACCAAATGAATGTCACGGATTTGCCACAAGTGTTCCTCCATACAATAGTATGTACGATGTAAGACGTAAACTTCCATTGTTTACAAAGAGCTTGCAGAGTAAAAGTTTGTATTGTGCAGGTTACTATACTATTAAATTTAACAAAGGATGGGTTAAAAGTTTCTGTCCTAAAGTTATTACATTAGAACGTAACGAATACAAAGGCCCGTTTAAAACAGAATTTGAAATGAAACAGGTACTTGCTAATGCAAAATCAGATTAATTTAACACCGATTACACAACTTATACAGGTAATTCGAAGTGCTGAACTTACTCAACAAAAAGAAGTAAGAATACCTATTCAAACAGCCAGGTTGTTAAGTTTAGCACTTGCCGAAATACAAGATAAATTGTTACAAGATTACGAGAGCTTGTTCAATGAACTAAGAAATAGAGCAGATACCGAGGTAGTTACTGTTACTATGGATGGTGGCGGTTTCGAAGACAAATAAGACTAAATATATGCGTATATTACTGGAACGCATATTATGTCTCGACCAAAACCAAAAATCTTATTAGAAAGTGTTAATAAGAAAACATACAAAGCAGAACAGATTCTTGAGGCGGAAGCTATTTGGGCTGTTTTTTATAAAAACGAAGCTTTCAATTTAAAAAGTTTCAATAGTCTTACTAGTTATCCTGGACCTAAATATAAAAAGGTTTCGTTCAGTAATCCTGGCCACGCAAGGAATCTTGCTAAAAAATTAAATCAAACATTTAATTGCGATGATTTTCAAGTGGTTAAACTAACCTCCGGCACAGTAGTAAAATGATACCAAGAGATGCATTAACCAAAATATTTTTACAACAATGGGGCAAGAGCGTTGATGAAGCTAATGTAAAATTATTTGGACGTAAATGGTGGCAAAGCACTCGAATTAATAAACAGACTGCATATCGACTAAGCGAGGAAGGTTACGAATTTTTAGTAAAAGAATTGGAATTAAAAGAATATGAAATTCCATTTACTGAACCAATTGAACTAAGTCCCCAAACAATTATATTTTTGGAAAGGTATGTAGATTGTCCATACTACCTAACACCAATGTCAATTACTGTCTTTTCAGAAAAGAAAGGATTTGAGCTAATGTTGTTTTCCGACGACATTAGAAAATTTGGTATAATTAAAGCCATAAATGAGCGAGAAAAAGATCTCGCAGGCACAGATAACAGTTGACACATCTCCTAGTTTCCTATACAATACATACTTACACAGCGTTATTTTAAATAACATTTTTTAAAGATAGGAACTAAAATGGCAGAAATTTCCAGTCGTACAGTTGGCCCTAGCGGTGCTAAAAAGTCTTTGCGTAAGGCTTTTAAAAATCATCGCCCAATCTTTCTTTGGGGTCCTCCAGGAATCGGCAAATCAGATATTATCAAGCAATTGGGCACAGAATTAGAAGCTCATGTAATTGACGTTCGTTTGTCACTATGGGAACCTACAGATATTAAAGGTATTCCATATTTCGATTCCAACGATGGCACAATGCGTTGGGCTCCTCCATCAGAATTGCCAAGTGCGGAATTGGCTAGTAAGCATAAACAAATCATCCTGTTCCTAGATGAAATGAATAGTGCGGCGCCTGCTGTACAAGCGGCGGCATATCAGCTTATTTTGAATCGTCGTGTTGGCACTTACCATTTGCCAGATAATGTTGTATTGGTTGCGGCTGGTAACCGTGAAACTGACAAAGGCGTTACATTCCGTATGCCTGCGCCACTGGCTAATCGTTTCGTTCACTTGGAAATGACTGTTAACTGGGACGACTATTTTGATTGGGCTGTTGACAATAAAGTACATCAAGATGTTGTTGGCTTTTTGAGTTTTTCTAAAAAGGACTTGTACGATTTTGATCCAAAGTCTAGTTCACGTGCATTTGCTACTCCACGTAGCTGGTCGTTTGTAAGCGAATTGCTTACAGATGACGATGTAGATACAGACACATTGACAGATTTGGTGTCTGGATCTGTTGGCGAAGGACTTGCTATTAAGTTTATGGCACACCGTAAACATGCTAGCAAAATGCCAAATCCAAGTGACATTTTGTCAGGCAAGGTTAAGAAAATGGACTCTAAAGAAATTAGTGCCATGTATTCGTTAACTGTATCCTTGTGCTATGAATTGAAAGATTCTTGCGATAAAAAGGCTAAAAATTGGAATGATCAAGTTAACTTCTTTTTCGAATTTATGATGAATAACTTTGAAACTGAATTGGTTATTATGGGTACTAAACTAGCATTGTCAACTTACAAGTTGCCACTAGACCCAGATGAAATCAAATGTTTTGATGAATTCCATGCTAAATTTGGCAAGTATATTAGCCAAGCAACCGAAAAATAATTTGGTTTAAGCACTATTTGACACCACCTTCGGGTGGTGTTATAATATATACATATAGTAAACATTCAGGAGCAGAGATGTCACATACAGATCCAATTATCGATAAAATTATTGTAGCACGGGTAGGACTATTGTTACGTCATCCGTTCTTTGGTAATATGGCTACACGCCTAAAAATTGAAGAAGGCTCAGAATGGATGGGCACTGCCGCCACAGACGGTCGAACCATTTATTTTAACCGTAAGTTTTTCGAACCACTTAGCGTTAAACAAGTAGAGTTCGTTATTGCTCACGAAATTTTGCACAATGTATTTGATCACATGTCGCGTCGTGAGGCACGTAATCCACGTATTTTTAACATTGCCGCTGACTATTGCGTTAACGGACAATTAGTTCGTGACAGAATTGGTGATCACACTATTGAAGGTATTACAATTTTTCATGATGCAAAATACTATGGTATGGGTGCAGAAGAAGTGTATGACAAGATTTTTGACGAGCACGACGAAGATGAATTGAACGCATTAGGTCAGTTGCTCGACGATCACATTGATTGGGGTGAGAACGGTAAAGACGGTCAACCAAAATATTCTAAAGAAGAATTAAAACAAATTCGTGACGAGATTCGCGAAGCTACAATGCAGGCCGCACAAGCCGCAGGTGCTGGTAATACACCTGCTAGTGTACAACGCATGATTAAGGAACTTACAGAGCCTAAGATGAATTGGCGTGAGATTTTGCGTCAACAAATCCAAAGCACTATTAAAAACGATTATAGTTTTATGCGTCCTAACCGTAAGGGCTGGCACATGAACGCTATTTTGCCTGGAACTCAATTCCAAGATACTATTGATATTTGTGTATCAATTGACATGTCAGGTTCTATCGGAGACGAACAGGCTAAAGACTTCTTAAGCGAAATTAAAGGTATCATGCAAGAATACAAAGACTTTAAAATTAAAGTTTGGTGTTTTGATACTAAAGTTTATAACGAACAAGATTACGATGGTTATTGCATGGATGAGTTCGATCACTATGAGCCAATGGGCGGTGGCGGAACTGAGTTTGATGTAAACTGGGAATACATGAAGGAAAATGATATTCAACCTAAAAAGTTTATCATGTTTACTGATGGTTATCCTTGGGGCAGTTGGGGTGATGAAAACTACTGTGATACAGTATTCATCATTCACGGCAATGACAAAATTGTTCCTCCTTTTGGAGAATATGCGTATTACGACGCAATTAAGGAAACAGCTTAATGGCATTAAAAACGGGCAAGCCCAATTCTTTAAATTATTTTAATATTAGAAGGGTTGAGTTTGCCTGCCCTCATTTTAAGTACACAACCATTGACAAATACAATCCAAGTCTAGTCAAATCTATCGACTCTTGGATCAAGAAGAATCTAAATAATAGGTATTATGTTGGACAGGGTATAGCATTAGATAACACCAATACTATTGTATATGTTACCCGTATAGGATTTGAAAGTGAAAAAGAATTAAGTTTTTTCACGATTGCATGTCCACATTTACAAACGAGATAATTATATACGTACTTTTAAGGAGATACTAAATGGTAGATACTGTACAAAATCAACAAGCGCCAGACGCTTCACAAGCCAGCAATGACCTAACAATTAATGACTTGAACGCAATGAAAGTTATTATTGATATTGCTAGTTCACGTGGTGCATTTAAACCTAACGAAATGGTAGCAGTTGGTCAAACTTATACCAAACTAACTACATTTTTAGATGCAGTTGCTAAACAACAAGCAGAAGCACAACCTGCAACACAAGCACCAGCACAAGCACCAACAACAACAGCCGCAACATCAGCTATTGCAGGAGCATAATATGGCCCAAGAAATTAAACACGTGGGCCGTGTTAAATCTACTAATAAGAAATGTTTAGTAGCTTATCGCACCCTACCTGGTGATGCAAACCATTGCCTAATTGTTCCGACAGAAAACTTGCCAGACATTTATCACGATGCTATTATTAACTTAGTGGAAAGTGGTAGTGGTCAAGATGCATACGAATTTGCAGATGCTTTAGATCGTAATCAGTTTCCAGATGGAAGCAATATGTTACGTAATTTGCATGCAAACGGTCGTTTAATTAAAGCACCTACAAGTGCAATTGAAATGACTCCGACTACCGGTTTTAGTATTTTACTTTCCGAATTAAATCAAGTTATTGCCGAACAACGCGGTGTAGCAGTAGACGATTTATCAGTTAAAGCAGACACTCCAGAAAAATCTGAAGCTAAACGTCTTGAAGAAGTTGCTGATGCATCTACTACAGAAGTGACTGTTGGTAAGGTATCTGAGATAGTAAAAGCTACTGTTGAAACAATTCCAACATCGTTTAAAAGTCCGGATGATAAAGCAAAGTACTTACGTAGCCAAGCTGATAAGTTAAGTAAAGAAGCCGCTCAAATGCGCAGAGAAGCAGAGGAATTGGTTCCGACCAAGAAAAAAACTACTTAAATGACGAAAACGGGAAGACCTCTTCCCAAGGACGTCATAGCGCATTGGCCAGAAGTATTTGAAGACATACGTGTAAACGTAGTACCTTTAGGGTACCTTCATACCGTGCTGGTCAATTTTAAAGATGGCAAGACTTGGGAAATAAAAATTACTCAGCAGACTAAACGCAATGGATGGGATGCCTTTGAAAAGAATCTAGCCGAACTTGTTAAAAGTTACGAAGCAAACATCGACAATATTGACTTTAAACTAGATACAGATAAAGTTAAAAAAGATATTGTTCGAACTACACAACGGTTTTTAAAAAAGAAGAAGTTATAAATGAATGTTAAATTGCTTAGTTATAGCCAGCCAACTGAAGAATTCACTAGCATGGGAATCTCGGATGCACAAGAACTCATTGCCTACTGTGCAAGAGTCAGTAACCCGAGCAATCAGCTTAATACAGAAACCTCAGAAAAGCTCATACGATATCTTATTAAGCACCAACATTGGAGTCCTCTCGAAATGGTGTCCGCCTGCATCGAGATTACTACTACAAGAGATATCGCAAGACAAATCCTTAGACATAGAAGCTTCAGCTTTCAAGAGTTCAGCCAACGTTATGCTGACCCAACAAAGGATCTCAACTTTGTACTTAGAGATGCTCGCAAGCAAGATACCAAAAATAGACAAAACAGTATAGAGCTAGATCCTCATAATAATGATGAAGATCGGTTCCTTGCCTATCAATGGGAACGTATGCAAGAACTAGTTATCAAGCAGTCACGCGATGCATATGAATGGGCTGTTAGTAAAGGTATTGCTAAAGAGCAAGCCCGTGCTGTACTACCAGAAGGACTAATTGAAAGTCGTTTATATATGAATGGTACGTTACGCAGTTGGATTCATTTCATAGAATTACGTAGTGCTAATGGTACACAAAAAGAACACCAAGAAGTTGCTATTGCTTGTGCCGAAGTTATAGCTAAGATTTTTCCAATGACCACTGATCTTGTAGCCAAGTAAAATCGTTAATCTTAGATAATGCCTCCGGATTGGAGGCATTTTTTTCTCCGTATTCTCTTCCTGCAAGTGCGCCATTAATTGCATCTAAATCCGATCCTACAGTACACCATCGGTTTAAACGAATCTCTGCTTCTTCATTTTTTATTATTGATAATTTACAACATTCTCTAAATGCACTACGCCAAGTACTAAACGGATCTGTGTTAAAGGCTGTTATGTTGCTAACTTCATCCATAACTTTAAAATTAGGACTAATATTCATAGTCATATCTATACTATCAGTACTCATATTCATAGTTAATTTTTTTGGAAGTAGTTTTACTCCGCCATAACCATACTCTAAATTGTTAACAGGATTACGACTTTTCCAAACATGAACAACTTCTAAATCCCAGTCTGGAACACTATAATCAAAATTAAAAGAATCTAGTATTATTGCATCTGCGTCTACTACCCAAAACATTTTTGTAAATGCTTTTTTGGCGGCGGCGATATGTGCTTGATGTATACCAGTAATCCCGTGTATACGTTTTGCTAACGGAAATCGTTCTTTTAATCTAGCAAAGTTTTCATCCGCATACACTTCATTATAACTAATGAATAAAATATCGTACATTATCGTCTTTTTACAGTGCGTGGAATATTTTCGTAAACTTGTTTAAAGAATTTACTTACATCTTTACTAGGTTCTACAAGTTCTAAATTGCACTCATGTTTAAGAGTTTCGCCTAGACCGCTTATTTCGTGGGGTAACATTTCATTTGTTATTTTACTATATGTTGTTTTCCATTGATCTGCTAACCAATCAAAATCTCGAACATTACTATAGTCCCAATCTGTACACAATGTTAAGTATGCACCTTCTCTTGCTCCATACATACTCCAAAGACCGTTATCTACATCTGCACCAATGTTACACCATATTAGCAGTCTATGATAGTTCTTCCACCAAATTTCTTTAGTATTAGTTACTTTAGCTCCTTGGACTAAACACATCTTAACACCTTCGCGAAATCCTGCTCTCCAGGCTTGTTCTGGAGTTGCATTAGTAAAGCTGTCACTGTAGCATTCATCAAATTGATAATACTTGTCATCAAAACAAAACTCAACTCGACCTTTGTCATCATTCGGATCACTATTTTCATGAGTACGCATGTTATTCACAAATTTACGTGTCCATAATTTGAGCCCACCGTTTCCGTATTTTAAATTGTTTACGTAGACATTACCACACCAGCTAAAGACATTATCATCAGTAAATTTTACACCGTCAATTTCAATTTCTACTTCTAGAAATTTAGGATCGATGATATTGTCACCGTCTACTGTAACAAAGTATTCTGTTTCACTTAATTTTGCACAGGCTTTGTGTGCGGCATCACTGCCTTTAACTCCATGAACACGTTTAGCCCAAGGAACTTTTGTAAGCAAATCGGCATAGTTTTTTTCAGCATTAGGCTCGTTGTAACTTAAAAATATAATATCCTGTTCTATAATTTTAATTGTCTTCATTTATAATCCTTAATTTTTGACTTTCAAAAATTAATCTTGTTGCTATGTTAATTTTGTCTATATTTAATTCAAACGTGTTTTCAAAAGGTATACCAATACAATTTTTTGTAATTATTTCACGAGAATCTATAACAATAGTTCTAATTAAAAAATCATAATCATTTTCTAATATAACAAAAAATAATAATTTAGAATTTTCTAATTTTCCAGTAAGTCGTTTTTTAGCAGTATCTGATAAAAAGAAATTCCATTCTTTATTAGGACCGTGCCATTCTACTAATAGTTCTGGGTTTGTAACTGTGTTATCAGTTATAACCTCCAGCATGGTATTTTGAAATTTGTATGCTTGGGCAATTACTG